ATGCCTTTTCTGTATTTACAGAAACTACACTGCCGATACATTGCGTGCATGAGTCACACGCAACCCCAACCAGGAGCAGAAACAATGAAGAGTCGCAAAGTCAGCCAACGACTGGTCAACATGATGGTAACCGCCTACGGGACAATTGAAGCCGCCCGCGAGGCATACAAGACGGTCAAGAGCCAACTAAAGCCGGGTTTTCACGTGACAGTCCTGACGGGTCGCGATGCCGGCAAACTGGGAATGATCGACGGACGCGGCAACCAACTGACTGACATCGAGTGGATGTTCATCCTGCCATGAGTAAACGACGCAAACCGGGCCGCCCCTCGCAGGGCGGCCCGACGCCGACCAGGCCCGTTCGAATTGACGATGACACGTGGGAGCGGTGGAAAGTTGCCGCTGCAGAGCTAGAGACCAACGTCACGGAATTGATCAAAGCGGGGACAGATCGCGAGATCAAGCTAAGGCAACGACGCAGCAGGTAACGACCGCCATAACCGGGCGGCAGGAGGAAACTATGAGTTCAGAAAACGCGACAAATGCCGCTCCGGTTCATGGCATTGTTATGCCACGAGTGCAAGTGACAAACCCATTTTGCGGTTTGATTCACATGCAGGTTTGTGCGGTGCCGGATGCGACCGACGAGGAAATTTTGGAAGTGTGCAACCGCGAAAACGTATGCGGAACGACGCTGGGTTGGGCAAAGGTGATTCGTGAGCCAGATGGCGACATCGGCGAGAATCCCGAAGCGGCTCCGGTGCCGTGCGAAGAACACGAAGGGCGAGTTCATTTTTTGGTGTCGTGTTAGCGGCATAACTTTGAATTATATGGATTCCATGATTATCGGATTATATGGAATCCATATAACTCCCTGAAAGCAGGCAGTCGGGGCAAAATAAGAACCCACTCCATGGCCACAGAATTATTGGACGCCTGCGATCGCTCGCTAACTGTCTGGATGCGAGATCATGCCGAATGTGTAGCTGCTTACTGTGACGGGGTGCTGTCTGGCGAGATTATCGCGGGGCGGTACGTCAGGCTTGCGGTGCAGCGGCATCTGAGCGATCTGGAGCATGCCAGCGATCGCGGATTGCACTTTGACGCGGCGATTGCACAGCGGTCATGCCAGATTATCGAGGCGATCTGCACGCATACGAAAGCCGAATGGGCTGGGAAGCCGTTTCTGCTTTCGCCGAATCAGCAGTTCATTGCGTGGTCACTCATGGGCTGGCGACGCGATGATGATGGGTTGAGGCGGTTCCGCAAGGCGTACCTGACCTGCGGGCGAAAGTGGGGGAAGTCGTTATTCGCTTCCGCACTGCTGACGCTCTGCACTATTGCAGACTCGCCGATTGAGCCGGGAGCTGAGTGCTACACGATCGCCACGGCAGAGGATCAGGCACGTCTCGTCTACGACGCGTTTGAGCAGATGGTGAAGCAGTCGCCGTCAATGAGGATTAGGCAGCACGCAGTCTGTCGTACCAAGCGGATTCAGTTCCCGAAGGCTCCGTATCACGGCTCGTTTGTGCGTCCGCTCGGGAGCGACTCGAAAAACAAGGACGGACTGAATCCGCATCTCGTCATCGTCGATGAGCTTCATGAGTGGCGAGCGTACTACCGCAAGCTGTGGGAGAAGATGAGCACTGGCGGCGGATCTCGACGGCAGCCGCTGACGGTGATTATCACTACCGCTGGCGACGACAAATCGACGATCTGGCTGGAACAGGATGATCTTGCCACGCGGATGCTCGACGGCGTCGAGGTTGGGCAGCATCTGAACGATTCACTATTCGCGTTCGTCGCTCGTATCGACGATGACGATGATCCATACGACGAATCCTGCTGGCCGAAAAGCAACCCCAACATGCTGGAATCGTTTCCGGGTGGCGTGCCTGAATGGGCTGAGGGACTCGGCACGCCGAAGATTGCATACCTGCGGGAAGCGGCAAGCAACGCACGGCTCAATCCGGCAGACGAAAACGCTCTGCGGCGATATCACGCGAATGTCCGAGTCGCGTCAACTGAGCGAGCAATCAGGCCGCTGATATGGGCGAGCGGTGACGGTGAGCTGAGCGAATGGCCGGATCGTGCGTATGGCGGATTCGACCTCGGACGTTCTGACGACTGGGCGGCACGTGCGATCATTGCACGCGTGGACGGCGAGACGATCGACGACGCTGTCTGGCAGCTCGACGTCAAGACGTGGGCGGCTGAGAGTGGCTCGATAGACCTGCGGCAGCATCCATACCGACAATGGGTATCTGATGGTCTGGTCGAGGTGTGCTCTGGCGACGCGATCGACTACGACGCAATCGAGCAGCAGATCGCCGCCGACGATCGCGAGTACTCGATTGAGCAGTGGCGATACGACAACACTTTTGCCGAGCAGCTCGCACAGAATCTGCTCAACATGCATGATTGCAATGTGTCGCCAATGCACCAGACGAGCAACTCATACAATGAGCCGCTGCGGTCATTTCTGCGAGCAGTAAAGCAGGGCCGCATACTACATGGGGGAGATCCTGTACTGGCGTGGCAGGCGTGCAATCTGGTCATCAAGCGTGACGCGAAGGACCGCTGGATGCCAGACAAGCCGGGGTCAATGTTTAAGATCGACGGCATCGTGGCCGCGTTGATGGCTTACGAGGCTGCGTTGTTTTTTGAGTCGCAAGGTGTGGCGGGGGTGCTTTAGTTTGTTCGACTGGCTGAAGCGGAAACTGTCCAACATAACGCAAGATCCGTCCTACTCGCTCGCCGACTGGGCTGAGGAAGTGTATGGATCGCCGGGCGACTCTGATATCGATGTCAACTACACATCGGCACTTGGTATTCCGCCGCTGTGGCGTGCTGTTAATATCGTCGCCAATGACGTGGGTAGGCTGCGTTGCCGAGTGTTTGAGCGGCTTCAAGATAACGAGCGGGAGAGGGCTACGCTCCATCCGGCTTACAAGCTGGTCAACAGCAGGGCAGGCATCTGTAATGCGTTTCAGTTTCGCCGCACGCTGACGCTTCACGCCCAGTTGCATGGCAATGGGTTCGCGAGAATTCGCCGCAATAATCGAGGCGAGCCGATACGGCTGGAGATACTGCCGCCGGCACCGCTGACGTATCCGGTGATTGAATCAACTACTCGCGGCGAACGCGTGGTCATTATCACGCACGTCGGCGAGAAGGCGATTGCGTTGTCGATCGATGACGTGCTGCATATTCCCGGTCTGAGTTATGATGGAGTGTGTGGGCTATCGATCATTGATGTGCTTGAGCAGTCGCTCAAAGGGGCGATTGCCACTCAGAGATACACGACGTTGTATTATGAGCAGGGCGGCAGCGTTCGCGGTTACCTGAAAGTGCCGACGATTCTGAAGCAGGATCAGGCTGATGATCTGCGTGCCAACTGGGAGCGTCTATCGAGCGGGATGAGCAATACGGGCAAAACTGCGATTGCTCATGGTGGGGCGGAGTACGTCGAGCTGAAAGCCAGTGCAGAGCAAGCACAGCTTCTACCGGCGAAACAGTTTTCCATTATCGACATCAGTAACATCACTGGCGTCAGGCCGCACGATTTGGGCGACCAGACGAGGGCGGGTTACAACTCGCTCGAGCAGGAGAATCAGTCGCACGCCGACAGGTGCATTGAGCCGTGGCTGGTTACGTGGGAGCTTGAGTATCGTGAGAAACTGCTCACTGAGTCACAGAAAGATGAGGACTCGCACTACATTGAGTTTGATAGGCGCGGACTCATTCGCCACTCACTGACAGAGCTGGCGGAAGCGGATCGAAAGTATCGTGAGATGGGTAAATACTCAGTCAACGATCTTCGTCGCCGCGACAACGAAGAGTCGGTGCCGGGCGGTGACAAGTATCACATTCCAGTGAACTGGGGAGAGCTGAATCAAACTCAAAGCATCAGCGAATAACAGAGCTGCTGAGATCCTGTTTTATGGTGATGTCGGTGAAGGGCCGGAAGGTATCTCTGCCGCAACGTTCCAGCGTGCCGTAAGTGGACTTGGTGATGATCTCGATACGATCACGCTTCGTCTGCACAGCTATGGCGGCGACGTATATGACGGGCAGGCCATCTACAACACGCTCAAGCGGCACGCTGCAAAAGTGCGAGTTGAGATTGATGGTGCTGCGATGTCGGCTGCCAGTTTTATTGCAATGGCCGGCGACGAGATCGCGATGGCAGAGAATGCCATTTTTATGATCCACGATCCGTGGACGGTCGTCATGGGTAACGCTCGCGACATGCGAACGATGGCCGATGCGATGGATAAGGTGCGGGACACTATCACCGGAGTCTACCACTCGAGAACACTGATTCCGGTTGACGCCCTGAACAGCATGATGGCGGCAGAAACGTACTTCGACGCTGACGAGGCGTTGAATGCCGGGTTTGCCACTGAGGTGATTCCGAACAAGGGCATCAACGATCTGGATACGTCTGTGATCCGTAACAGGTGGAAGGCGTGTCCTGATCACTTGATTGAAAAGCTGGAGCGTTCAATTGTGGACGATTCCCATATCGAGCATTTGCGGCGGCGTGTTGCCGTCCATTCTCAGTTCCGAGGCTGAGTCGCCACGGAGTGTGTTTTTTGAGTTCGCCCCGTGGGGCAAGGGAGAGTAATGAGTCAGTCGATTAAGGCGTTGAGCGAGAAGCGGGCAGAGATTGAAGCTGGTCTAAAGGCGTTGCTCGCTGATGGCGAGACGAGTGATTGGACCGCAGAGGACGAGCAGAAGTACGAAGCGTACTTTGCTGAAGACGCGAAGATTAAAGCGGCGATTGAGCGGATCGAGTCTGTCGAGAATCTCGGTTCTCAGCTCAACGATCTGCGTGACGCTTCGGTTCAACTGACCGGCAAGAAGGAGCTGGGAGATCCAGATCTGGAAAATAAGGCTCTGCGGGGCTGGCTGGATTCGCAATGGTCTGAGACTCGGCAATATGTCGACGATTCGGCACGCAAGGCAATGAAGGCGTTCGGCGTTGATCGTGAATTCGTTGTGAACGGATTCATGCGGAACTTCCGCAATGATCTGACGACCGGCACCAGCTCGGGTGACGCGGGCAATGTCATCAACCAGCGTCTGGTTGCTGCTTTGCAGCAGGCGTTCCTGTTCTACGGCGGAATGGTCAACGTGGCTGACGTGATCACGACTGCCAACGGTCGTGATTTCATCTTCCCGACGTTTGACGATACGTCTAACACGGGCAGTATGGTTGCTGAAGCTGGTGCTGCTGGGTCGGCCAGCAATCCGACTTTTGCGAAGCCTACTCTGGCGGCCTACAAGGGAACGACTGGCATCCTGAAGATGACGTGGGAGTCGATGCGAGACGCTGACGTCGATCTCGTTCCGCTGCTTGGCGGTGCGTTTGGTCAGCGTCTGGGTCGGCTGGTCAACACGAAGGCCACTGTTGGC